AAACTACTGATATTATTACATAATATTTATTTTTTAGAGAGGTTGCTAAGACAAAAGTTATAATGTATAATAGAGATACTGTCTTTAAAACAAAGACAAAATCTTTTATCCAACATAACTTAACAGACAGGACAAACCAATATGAGCAATAAATTTTTCTTAAAAAAAACATGGGTCAATGTAGATGTATGCGTTGAAGATTATTATAATTCAGGTACTACATTAGCACAAGTTAAAGAGAAAATAAATTGGAGTCCATATTCAAATATAATTAGTAAGGAAGTGAAACATAGCAGACATACAGTAGAAGAGATTGATGAAGAAACATTTAAAACTAAAATCAAAAAATCCGATAGCGAAAAGTCTAAGAACAAAACAGTTTCATTCGAAGATTATAAAGCAGAATAAAAAGTCTTTATTAGAAAAGGTGTTTGATAAAATGAAATATGATATTGAACAATAGCACAACTCACAACATAGGTGAAGGCGAAGGTAGGGCAATAACTCCTGAAGTATTATTATATAGAAGTGTTATTGTTAGAGCAATCATGGATGCATTAGATATAGATATTCATGCATGGGGAAATAGTAGAATACAAATCATCAAAGAAGCTAAGGCTTGGTTTTCAAAAACCGACTCACACTTTTGTGAGATATGCGATTACGCAAATTTAGAACCAACATTTATAATCAGAAAGTTTAAACAATTACACAAGGCTAATGCTAAGAAACTTTTTAAGAATAAAAATATTCATAAGTTTTTAACTCATTATATTTGTAGCTTTCATCAACAGGAAAAATACTAATGGCAACAGGAAAGAATACTAAGTTTGATTTAGACTTAGAGTATGGACAAATAAGAGAGAAGAGAGTAGCCGACTTACTTAAAGGAAGTAAAGTTGAAATTAAAACTGAAAGGAGTTGGTGGAGAAAGACAGGCAATATTGCTATTGAGTATGAGTACAGAGATAAACCTTCAGGTATAGATAAGACAGAATCTAAATGGTGGTTTCATATCTTAGAACTTAGTGGCAAAGAACATTGTATGTTAGTCTTCAGAGTATCAAGACTAAAGAAGATAGTTAAGAAATATAAAAAGACACACACTAAAAACATAGGAGATTATAGAGCATCTAAATGTGTAGTAATTCCAATAGTAGAATTATTTAATGAAGGATGTTATTCAATATAAATATGACTGAGAAAGCTTTATTAACAGAATATAAATCTACGATAGCTGACTTAACAAAAGAAAAGCAAGAATTAAATGAGACTATCATACAGAAAGATAGTAAGATTAAAAAGATTCTAATACAATTAGAACAGGCTAATTCTGATATTCAATCTATGGGTTCTAAGATAGGTGAACTTCAGGAAAAGCTGAACAAGAAACAAACTATTAAATTAAACATCGACAAAAAGATAGAAGAAATACTTGAAAAAAAAGATGAGCCAAGTGTTGACAAGGATGATGAAATTTGATAGAAGTAAAATAATAATTAACAATAACAATAAAGGAAAATACATATGGGCAATAATTGAAGGCACAGCTTACTGGGCTTCTCTGACACGACCAAACGAAAAGTTTGAACCTATGTGGAGAATTGATTTAGCAGTTGATGATAAGTCAGCAGATGAATTAAAGAGCCAAGGCATATCGCTTGGTGAAACTACTATTGATGAAAAGACTATTCCAAATATAGTAAGGTTCAAAAGAAAAGTACAGAAAGCTAATGGTGATAAGAATACTCAACCACAATTAGTTGATGGTGCTAAGAACCCACTAGATAAAATAGTAGGTAATGGAAGTAAAGTTAAAGTAATGTACAAACCATACGAATGGAACTTCAAAGGTAAGAAGGGAATGGGTTTAGACTTACAAGCAGTACAAGTAATTGACTTAGTAGAGTACACACCTAGGGAAGACTTTGATGCAGTCGAAACTTCTTCAAGTGGTGTTGACATCAAGGATGATTTTTAGTACTATCCAACTGTTGAAATGAAATTTAATTTTCATTTTTTCTTACTCCGAGGGGGTGGCGAGAAATTGCCACTCCTTTTTTTTGGACTCAATTAAAATTAACTAAGGGCGACAATGGAAGAAATAAATAAAAAAGGTTTTGTAAAATATCACTTACCCTGTCCACTATGTTCTAGTAGTGACGCAGTATCTGTTAACGCAGACAACTCAGCTTATTGTTTTTCATGTCAAGAATTTATAAAGGAATATGATATGGAACTACAACCAACAACACCTAAAAGTAAAAACGAATATGAAGTAAAAGACTTCATGAAAGAATCTAACTATGCAGAAATTATAGATAGAAATATTTCTGAAGACACCTGTAAAAAGTTTGGTGTCACAGTTAAGATGGATAACATGGGTACTATCACTAATCATTACTACCCATATCACGATACACAAGGCTCAAAGATAGCAACTAAAACTAGATACACTAAGCTAAAAGAATTTAGTATTCAAGGTAATACAAAAGATTCTGGATTGTTTGGTCAACATCTATTCTCTAAAAATAAATACTGTATCATAACAGAGGGTGAGTTAGATTGCTTATCAGCTTATCAGATGATGTTAAAAGGTACATATCATACACCAGTTGTAAGTATTAAGAATGGAATTACTTCAGCAGTTAAAGATATTAAAGCAAGTTTAGAATGGTTAGAAAATAATTTTGATAATATCATTTTAAATTTTGATAACGATGAGCATGGTAGAGAAGGCTCAATGAAAGTAGCAGAATTATTTTCACCAGGTAAATGTAAGATAATGAATTTACCTGAAGGATTTAAAGATGCTTCAGATTGTTTAACACAAAACAAAATACAAATATATAATAAAACATTTTGGGATGCTAAAGTATTTGCACCAGATGGAATTATAAATGCTAATACATTATTAGATGATGTATTAAAACCAATCACTAAATCATTTGTTCAATATCCTTTCGAGGGTTTGAATAAAATTACTTATGGTCTACGACCTTCAGAGTTAGTTACATTTACAGCAGGGTCTGGACTAGGTAAGACACAAGTAATGAGAGAAGTAGTACATCACATTATAAAATCAACAGAAGATAATATAGGTTTGTTAATGTTAGAAGAAACACCAGTTATAACTTCAAAAGGTTTGATGAGTGTTGAAGCTAATCAAAGACTACACTTACCAGATGTTCATGTAAGTAAAGAAGAAATGAAAACATACTTTGATGCAACAGTAGGTACTGGTAGAGTATTTATGTTTGACCACTTTGGTTCTAACTCTATTGATAATATTGTTTCAAGAGTTAGGTTCTTAGCTAAAGGTTTAGATTGTAAGTATGTAGTCATTGACCATATAAGTATTATTGTATCTGACCAACAACATGGTGATGAGAGAAGAGCATTGGATGAAATCATGACTAGACTTAGAACACTTGTTCAAGAGACAGGAGTATCTATGATAGTTGTATCACACCTTAGAAGACCTGAAGGTAAAGGTCATGAAGAGGGAGCATCAACTTCACTATCACAACTTAGAGGTTCGGCTAGTATAGGTCAGCTAAGTGACATGGTTATTGGGCTTGAGAGAGACGCACAGAACGATGACCCTGATGTTAGGAACACCACTAGGATAAGAGTATTAAAGAATAGATTCTCTGGTATTACTGGTCCTTGTTGTGATTTAAAATATGATATAGATACTGGTAGACTTAATGAGGTAAAGTCTGATGACTTTTAATAAAGTTGTATTTGATATAGAAACAACCATGACTGCTGATAAGATATGGTGTATTGTTTGTAAGCATGGCGATACTTATTATCAGTTTAAAGAAGATAGATTGCATAGGTTTGCTGAACTAATAAAACAAACTGAAGAAGTAATAGGTCATAATATAATTGGATTTGATATACCAGTCGTCAATACAATTTTTGGTTATGATGTATTTGCTAATTGCAAAGTAACTGACACTTTAGTTTTATCTAGATTATTAAATCCTATGATAGAAGGTGGACACTCATTAAGAAACTGGGGTACTAAGTTAGGTCAAAACAAAATACACTTTGAACAGTTTGATTATTTCTCTGAAGATATGTTAACCTATTGTAGAAATGATGTTGAACTAACTGAAAGACTTTATAAATTTTTAATTAAGAAGACAACAGACTTTGGTCAATCAGTTGAACTTGAACATAAGGTTGCACAAATAATTCAGAAACAACATGAACGAGGATTTAAAATTAATGTTGTTGAAGCATATGAATTACAATCTAAGTTTCAAGAAGATATGAATGACTTAACTACTAAGGTAAGACAAACTTTTCCTCCAATGAAAATAGAAGAAGAGTTTATACCTAAGTCTAATAACAAAGCAAGAGGTTATGTGAAGGGTGTTCCCTTTACTAAAGTTAAATACAAAGAATTTAATTTAGGTTCAAGACAACAGATTGCTGAACGACTAATGTTACTTGGGTGGAAACCTAAGAAGAAAACAGATAAGGGTCATGTGATTGTTGATGAGAAAGTATTATCTGAAATACATAATATACCTGAAGCTAAATTAATAAACAGATTCTTAATGCTACAGAAAAGAATTGCTCAAGTTAATTCTTGGATTGAAGGCATTAAGGAAGATGGTAGAGTACATGGTAAAGTAATAACCAATGGTACAATTACAGGGAGGATGAGCCACCAGTCGCCCAACATGGCTCAGATTCCTGCTGTGTACTCTCCTTATGGTAAAGAATGTAGGGCATTATGGACAGTAAACAAAGGTTATAAATTAGTAGGTGTTGATGCTTCTGGACTTGAGTTAAGAATGTTAGCACACTACATGAATGATGAAAGGTACACACATGAAGTCGTTAATGGAGATATACACAGAGCAAATCAAGCTGCTGCTGGTTTGGAATCAAGAGATAAGGCGAAGACTTTTATCTACGCATTTATCTATGGAGCAGGTTCAAAAAAAATCGGAAGTATCATTGGAGGTTCGGAAAGAGATGGCGAAAGAGCTAAAGAAAAATTTCTTAGAGCAACACCAAGTCTTAGAAGCTTACGAGAAAAAGTGGAACGAGTGGCTCAACGAAGATGGGTCAGAGGACTCGACCAAAGAAAAATAATAATAAGACATCCTCACGCAGCATTGAATACTTTATTACAAGGAGCAGGTGCTATTGTTATGAAGTATGCGTTGACATTGCTAGAGGAATATGTTATAAGAAAACAAATCAAAGCATTTCCAGTTGTAAATGTACATGATGAATTTCAATACGAGGTTGAAGAAAGTAGAGCCGAAGAGTTTGGAAGGTTAGCAGTACAATCAATTATAGATGCAGGTAAACAATTAAATGTAAGGTGTCCACTAAATGGCGAATATAAAATCGGAAACAACTGGTCAGAAACACATTAGTACGATAGCAACAGACATCAAGCAATTGATTTCTGATATCTCTACTGGTAAACCTGCCAACATGACAGAGGAAAACTTAAATGTTTTTCTTAATAATATTAAAGAAGCTATTCTAGCTTGGAATACTTCTCAAGTAAAAGCAGAAAAGTATGAAGGCAAACTTAGAATGTCTTCTATTGGTAAACCTGCAAGACAATTATGGTATGATAAACATAGTCCTAAAGATAGAAAAGATGAAGACACAGGATTAAATTTAAAATTTTTATATGGTCATATCATTGAACACTTAGTACTATACTTAGCTGAACTTGCAGGACATAAGATAAAAGACCAACAAAGAAAAGTTGAAGTGTCAGGAGTATCAGGACATATAGATAGTATTATTGATGGTGAGGTATGTGATGTTAAGTCAGCTTCACCTTTTAGTTTTAAAAAGTTTCAGTCAGGTGAGATAGTAGGTGATGACCCATTTGGTTATCATGCACAGTTAGCAGCATATGAAGAAGGTTGCGATACAAAAGCAGGTGGCTTTCTTGTTGTTGATAAATCTTCTGGTGATATTTGTTTTTACAAACCAGATGATATGGCTAAACCTAATGTTAAGTCTTTGATTAAAAACCTAAGAGAATCTTTAGAGAAAGATACACCACCAGAAAAATGTTATGAGTTTAAGACAGAGAAGAATGGTAACAAAACTTTAGCTACTGGTTGTATGTTTTGTCCTCACAAATGGGAGTGTCATTCTGATGCTAATGATGGTAAAGGTTTAAGAGTATTTAAATATTCTAATAAGAATGTTATGTTAGCTGAGGTTGTTAAAGAACCTAATGTAGATGAAATTACAAATCAATATAAGGAACAATTAAAAAACTATGGAAAAAGAACTGAAACACAAGCACCTACTAATTAGAGCAGAGGTACAAAACCCACCTAAGAATGAAGAAGAAACTATTTCTTGGATGAGAAAATTAATTAAAACAATTGATATGAATATACTTGCAGGTCCTTATTCTTCACAAGTTTCTAAGAAAGGAAACAAAGGATTAAGTGGTGTTGCTATTATAGATACATCACATATTAGTATTCATACTTGGGATGAACAACAACCTGCGTTAATTCAATTAGATGTTTATTCATGTAAAGAATTTAAGAAAGCAGATGTTATAGATTGTTTAGAAGAGTTTAAACCTATAACTGTTGAGTATAAATACTTCGATAGAGAAACTAATTTTATAGAGGTAAAATAATGAAGTGTTTTATTTGTAATGGTGATGTACTTTGGGGTAATGATTTTGATGCTGAAGATGTATATGACAATGATGAATATTTATTTGTAAGTAATTACAGTTGTAAAAATTGTAATGCTTCATATGAAGTTTGTCATGGAAAGAAAGAAAATGAATAGTAAAAAAATGAAACCTATAAGACGAAAAGCAAGATACATACTTGTTGAATGGCTACAGTCTTTGTTGTCTAAAGAAGAAGCTAGTAAGATTAATTATAAAAATGTATTTGATTTTATTCCTAATCAAACTCATTACTATGATAGTCAACAACAATTTAGATTACAACCTTGGTCTTACAAATGGATAGTAAAGAAACTAAAAAGAAATTCAGAGTTGACAATAGATGATTTAAATGCTATGTTACAACCAACAGAAAAACAATTAAGAAGACAGGATAATATAATATAATGCCAAGTAAAGAAATGTTTAAAGGTGTTGCATATGACAGTTTAAATAAGCAAGTTGATGGCGACCACTATAAAGGTATGAAAATTCAACCTGCTCATTTTATAAATGAGAATCAATTATTATTTGCAGAAGGTAATGCAATTAAATATATTTGTAGACACTCTAAAAAAGGAAAACAAAAAGATATAGAAAAAGCAATTCACTATTTAGAAATGATATTGGAGAGAGACTATGACTAATGAATCACAGATAACACAATTAGAAAAAAGAGCAAGAGGTTTTCGCAGAATTATCTCAGCATTAAATGATTTACCTATGTATGGTATTAATCCACACTTAGATAAAATACTTCATGTTAAGATTGATGCATTAAAAGACCATCTTAAATTAAAGATAACAAGAAACAATAATAAGTTAAATGAAATGTATACTGAAAGTATAGATAGTTTAGCTGATGATGATGGACAACAAGGAGAAGTATCCCCTGTTGTTATAGAAGATATTCATGCTGTAGATAGGACATACGAAAATGACAAATAATATTGTAGGATTAAATGGTAAGAATATTAAACCACCTGAAAAAAAAGATGTATATAATTTAAGAGTATGTTTAATTGGCTCAGATGATATAGACATCAAAAGAGTAGAAACATTTGGTGTTGCTGAAGATGGTTTCTTTATGGTAAAGTCTTTAGACAATCCTAAGTTTCCTGTATTCATGACTAATCCTGTTAGAATTAGAACTATTGAAACTTATAAAGAAGGTACTAAACCTATGACTAAACTTAGAAGCGAGAAGAATGATGATGATTTTCTTGTTGACTTACTGAAAGAGAAGCATGAAAACCAATCGAAAACTTAAACAAAAGAAAAGAGTTAGAAGAAAAGAAGCACACCTTATGGGCTTCAAATTAATTATTAATAATCAAGGACAATTTATAACTGAGTTATCTAAGTATCCTTTAGATAAAATACATCTTCATTTTAAAAAAGAAAATGCTGGAGTTATTAAAGCATTGTTAAGAGAGTGTAATGCTAAGTTTGATTTACTAACTGAAGACTTAGAAAAGATTGCTTCAGATGTTTCTTATAATTAAACCTGTTCACCTTTTTCATCAGCACACATAAATTTAATATACATTCTATACTCGTTAACATCTGCTGCTCCAATGTCTTCATTTTTTTTATAAGATTCTAAATAACCAGCCCCCATACATTCATAAAAATCATTATAAGTATTTATTTTTATAGGGTCAAGACAATTATTTGCTACACCTGAGCATAGAATCATAAATAAAGCTACCTTCATTATTTTAATATTAATGTTTTAATTGATTTTTGATTTAAATATATCTCTGTCTCAGCCATTGACTTGATACATTGATACTCTATATTATTACCAGTATTACTACGCATTGCTATTCTTTTTCCTTTCAAACATTTAGACATAGACTCTTGTATTCTATGTTCTTTTATCTCACCATTAACAATCATTAATAAAGCTATTACCATCTCAATCATTAGTGTCCTCCATTACCATTTGCTCTTACTTTGTCTTTTAATTCTTCGACATCTTCTAATGCTTTTTCTAATTGAGTTTTAAGAAATTCTATATTAACTTTATTAGTCATGTTTTGTTCTTGGTTCTTAATTAATTTTTCTACATCTTCAAACAAAGCTTCTATCAACATAAACTGTTCTTGGTCTGTTGGTTTCTGCTCTGATTTTTTAAGTAAGTCTGCTTGAAATAATTCTCTGGATGTTTCTAGACTGGTCAACCTCGCAGTTACTTCTGTATATGCAAACACCCCCATTGCTACAGCTACTACAATACCTATCATGTTTTTGATAGGCATACTTACATTTGTTTTCTCACTAACCTTCATTATATTCCTTGTAATCTAGGGTCTTTACTTGTTATATTTTTTACTGCTTTAGGTCTAGCTATAGAGTCTTTACTTCTTTTTCTTAGCTGTGCTATAGCAGATTCTTTCTGACTTTTTTCTTTTTTTATTTTTTGTAAGTCTCTAAATAAATTCATTTCTTTTTCCTTCTTTTATTTAATAACTTAACTCTAGAATGCCAACACCACTCTACCATTTTAATAACACCAGTCTCTATAAATGCTATTGAGTTATCTAAGAAACCACAAAATTTATATATTAATCTATCTATCATCTATATCCTGGTTCTAAAAAAAGTGCCATTAAGACAAGTAATATAATCAACATACCTGTAAAATAATAGTTCATAATGACACCTCATATATTAATTATATTAATACTCCTATTAATAAGCTTAGTATTGTTATTGTTATCATATTATTTCTTAACTAACGAACCACCAAAGTATAGTCCTATAATAGCTGATACTAAGTTAGTATCTAATGGTGTTATTACTAGACTATTAGATGATAGTGTTATCCATTTCATTATTTCTTTTTCTGGTAAGAATAAGAATGAAGGTTTAAATTCTAAATAACCTACAATCACACTTGTATCTGGTGATAGTACAGGCATTAGTTTAGGTAATAGTACTATAGCAAACACAGCAACTAATGCTATGATTCTTCTAGTCCATTGAAAACCTTTGTTGTCATATTCTCTTGCTTCTTTAAAAGCTTTAGTTTGTACTTCGGCTCTTTGTATAAGCATCTTTTGTTCTGCTTGTTTTGCTTTAATGCTTTGCGACCATATACTCATTACTCCTCCGAGTACAGTTGAGCCTAGCATTGTTATCATTTCAAATGGCATATTATTTATCTCCTTTTATTTTTTTAATAATTACTCCTGATGTTCCTATTTTATATTTACTAGGAATTTTTTCTACTTTAAATTTATCACCTAAGATACTTTTAATATATTCTTCTAATTCTTTTTGACTATATCCTTTTTGAAAAGTTTTCTTATCTCCCTTACCAAATATCCAACCATCATTAAATGGTGTAGCATTCTTAGAAGTTTGGGCTGCTTTAGTAACTTCACTACCTCTTGTTGTAATAACAGCCATACCTTTATCACTTATTAATTGTGATATTTGTCTAACAACATTACTTCTTTCCATAGGGTCTTCAATTACATTTAATACATTAGCATTAACAACACCATCTTTAGATGCAAATCCTTCTTTAAATATAACATCATCTGCTGTTTTATAATCAGGTACTTTACCTTTTACTTTTATAATTTTTTCTAATGGAACAAAAGGTTCGTGATTAGTTACAATTTTATTTGTAAATTCTTTTGAACCTAAACCTAAACCAGAACCAAAATCATGTACAGTTTTAACATTAGCATCATCAAATATTTTATTAACTTTTTTATATGTACCTACTGTAGTTGATATTGCTGTATCACCTCTCTTAACTCCATATTTACTAATTGCTTTTGTTGCTAATTTTGCAGCTAATCCACCTATATTAAATTTTTGTAGTGCTTCCATTTTAATTGCATTAGCAACATCTTCCATTCTTTTAGCAACACCTGAACCTGATTTAACTGCTTCTTTATATTCAACATTATTTAAAAATTCAACTGCTGCTTCCTTAAATTTTCCTTCATTAATTAATTTAATAGTTTTAGGACTACCTGATAATGAACCTCTATACCAAGATGATACTATATTCTTTTTTAAATTATCAGATAAGTTATCAAAGTTTTTAATATTTTTTTTAGTTTCAATTAATTTTAATTTAATATTATTTTTTAAATCTTTATTAGCTTGTTCTTCAGAAACCATTCCATCTTCTTTATTATCTTTATTGTAAAAACCATAACCACTTGTAATAAATTCTTCATCTCCTAATCTATAATTTTTAAAATATTTTTTACCATCAATGATAATAACTTTCCCTGTTCCCTCATACTTTTTAATTTTATCAATATAGTTATTTACTTCATTATCTATGTTTGCTGTTGCTCCTGTCGCAGCCATTACTGCAGCACTAGCTACTGTGGTTAATTTTTTTTTATTCATAGGTTTTTTTTCTATTACTTTTTCTTCTTTAAAATTTAAATCATAATTTAAATTATCTCCAACAATATATTTATCATTATTAGTAAGTTGACTTGTATTAATTTTTGAAACATTAACTCCTTCTAAATTAGATAAAGCTAAATCTCCTGCAGCATATTTTTTTCTTCTAAATACAGCACCTCCATCTGAAAACTTTTGAGGTTTAATTACATTGTTGCTACTATCTACATTACTTTTATTATATGTTCTTGTTCTTTCTACACCACTAAATAAATCTACTAACCATTTTCTATAAGTAGGAAAAGGTACAATTTTTTCCCAAAATCTTCTTGTAGCTTTTTCAGTTTCTCCTTTTAAAACATCCTTTCCTATTAATCCTACATCAGTTGCAACACTAGCAGCAGGAAAAGGAATAAACCATGGTTGTCTTGAACCTGGTCCAGTTAATCTACCTATAACTAATTCAGGAAGTATTCCTGACATACCTGATAATCTTAATGATTCAGCCCACCACTTATCTTCATTATAAGCAGGGTCAGTAATAACTTCTCCATCCTTAGCTAATTCTCTCAACATTTGAATACCACCATATACAGGTAAAGCAGCTAATAATTTTACCATTTGTTTAGCTTCTCCATTTTCAATTCTTTGTAAAATTTTATTTGTTTGTGCTGATTTTGCCATAGCCCAAGAAGTAAATTGACCCATCAATCTAACCCAAGGATTTCTACTTTGAGCAAATAATAATCTATTTTGTACTTGAGGTATTAATGCATCTCTATTTGCTGCAAGAAGACCTGATTGATTTAAAATTTTTTTATTTGTTTTATCTACAATAGCATCATCAAAATTTTTAAACGAACCTAGTTTTAAACCATCTTGAACATCAATACTATATTTGTTTAAATCTTTAACTAATTTTAATCCCTTACTAGAATTAATTTTACCTCCTGCACTTACAAATTTAGATAATTTACTTGCACTTGTATATGCATCAACTGCTCCAACATTATATGCATATCTTCTAGCTAATCCAGTTAACCATTGTAAACCCATAATTTTAAAACCAAATTCATTTACTTTTCTTAAAGTACCCATTTCACCCATAACATTAGCTGCTTGAGTAGCATCATCAAATTTTAAAACTGCTTCATCTCCTAAAGTAGAAGATAATTTACTTCTATTTAGTTTATCTGTTGTTTTACTACCTGTACTTTTTAACCATGCACGAATTTCATTTTCTAAATTTTGATTTAAATTTTTTGCTAAACCTGTTTCTCTTCTATTTGTTAATGCTGTTCGTGTTGCTCCTTTAATAAAAGATAATAAATTATTAGAGTTAGCAAAAGGTTGAACTACATCTCCAAGTGAAGCTATAGTAACTCTATCTAGCATATTTAAATTAGATATTGTTGCTAGTGTACCAGCTATTGACTTACTAACACCTAGTTGTTTTGTACCATACCTACCAAAATAACCATCAATAGTATTCATTACTAAATCTATTTCAGCTCTAGCTTTAGCTTTCCAGTTTTCATTTGTAATACCTATTTGTTTTCCTGCAGCATCTTTATATTTTTGAACAATGCTATCTAAATATGGTTTTAACATTTGTCCTTGATTACCAAACTTCTCAGCAAATGCAATTGATTTCATAGAACGATTATATAAATTAAATAGTACATCATTAGCATTGTTTACTAAATATCCATTGTCATTTAATACTTTTTCTACTTTAGCATAAGGTCCTTCAAGTATTCTAGCTTTTGTAATATGTTCACTTAAAGGATTATTTTTTAATACTCCTACTTTTTTAGTAATACCTTGAACATAATCACTAATTGCTTCTTTATTAATAACACTATCATCAGCATTTTGTAAACTTTTAGCAAAACTCATTGCACTACTCTTTGCATTCTTATCACTTTGTCCTAAGCTTTTATATATACTAATTAATACTTTTTCAAATTTTTTAGGGTCTTCTTTAATTTTACTAAAATCATATACTCTTGGAAAGTAATTTTTTATGTCTATTAATTTCCCAGTTTTTTCATTTAAAGAAAATATACCAGCTTCTTCTCTTAATTTTTTAAAATCTTGTAATTCTTTTTCTAATTTACTTGCAAGAGTTTTTACTCGATTACTTACTTTAGCTTTTGAACCTCTTATAACTGATAAAGCTAAAGCTTGTTCATCTAAAGAATAAGGTTTATTAACATTAGCTGTTCTTAATCTCCATGTTTGTAACAAATTTTCTGCTCTTTGTGTTACAGAATTTTTTGCAAATGAACTATCTATTCCTTCTAATAATTGTAATCCTATCTTTTCTGTTTCTCCTCCTATTGCAGCTAACTTAGTTGAAGTAGTAGTAGATGTTAATTCTCTAACTTTTTGAAAAGTAAATTTAGTTGCATCTTGATACAATAATCTTTGTATCATATTTTTAGATTGTCCTGGTAATGTTTTACTAGCTTGTATTCCTTTTGATATACCTCCAAATGAAGCACCGACTAACATCCAATTATTTAAATTTGCATCATCTGGACCCCAAAGTTTACCAAAACCATAACCAGTAGCAGCTCCCATTAAAGGTCTAATACTAGCTGATAAAACTACTTGTGCAGTTTTTTCTGTTAATCCTTTTTCTTTCCATAATTTTTCTAAAAACTGTACATCTCTTTTAACAGTTTCATCTATTACTTTTTTAGATATTAAAGAATTTTTTTTCCATAATTCAGTTTGTGCTTTATTAAAAGCTTTTTTTCTTGCTTCTTCAGCTTTTTTAATCTGTGCAATTTTTTTAGAAATACTTTTGGTAGCTTTCTTTTTATCTATTAAACCAACAACATCACTCTTAATAAGTTTTCTATCTGCTTTTAACTTTGCTATGTCTTTATCTATTTTTAAAACAGATTGAAGATATTCTTTTTCTTGTTTAGCTTGATTACTTATTAAAGTTTTTGAAGTTGTTTCTGTTTTTTTAAGTTGTTGATTTAATTTTAAGAACTCTTTATCTCCTGCAATTTTTTGTAAAGTTCTATACTCAGCTTTAGACACTCCAAGTTGTGCTTGAGTTTTACCATCAATAACTTCTACTATTTGTGCTATTTTTCCTTTATCAGCTTTAGGTAATAACTTACCTATAATTTGAAAAGCTTTCATAGATGCAGGTCCTAATAGACCAGCAGCTCCCCCAGCTAAAGCTACATCTGCTGGATTAGCTTTACCTGTTGTAGCTAAGTTATCAAATAATTTATCTAATGAAACAGTACCTGCAGATAATCCAGCTACTTTTGCCATAGCTTTAAATCCTGTTTGTCTCATTGACATTGCTCTTCCCCAAGGAGTAGCATACATAAAAAGATAATAAGGGTCAACAAGAAAAGTTGCCATCTCTGCAGCAAGTACTTCTATATCATCATCATACTTTCCACCTTTAAATTTTTCATGTCTTTTATATAATTCTGCTTTTTCAACAGCAGCATTTTCTAAGGCTATTTCTTCAAATTCTTTATTAGGGTCAAAAGCAGCAGACAAACCTGCTTTAGCTACACGAAATACATTTCCAAAAAACATATTTTGTTTATCTAAACCATAAGCAATTTTTTCTTTAGTTGTTGGTTCACTAGTATCAATAAGAAATTTTCTATCAATACTACCATCAGTATACTGAGGTAATATTCCTTCAACTTTGATAGGTGTTCGTTCAGGAGTTTTAGTAAAAGTAACTCCTTCTAAATTTTGTAAACTTAAATCATTTGAAACAACATCAGTTTCAACTCCTTCTAAATTAGATAATGATAATTCATTATTTATTTGAGTAGTTTCTTGAGAAGTAGAAGGAGTAACACCCTCTAAGTTAGAAAGACTTAGTTGATTTTCTTCAGCCATGAGAGATTACTTTGTTGATTTATAAACTGTAAATTTATTAAGAGGAAAAGATATATTATATTTATCCATAATTTCTTGTCCAGTCATATCGTTTGGAAGAATAGCAAATACATCTTCTCTATTTTCAAAGAAGTTTGTACCACCACTTACACCAACATCTTGAGGTGTAATTTTTTTAGTTTCAGTTTGACTAGCAACTTGTTCCATAATAGAACCATCACCTGCTGTAGATTCTTCTTTAACATCAGGTATAGAAATATTATTTGCTTTTAATATTTGTTTATTTTTATTTGTTAAAGGAACTTGAGTTTTAGTACCATCACCATTTATATCAACCATAACAGTTCTAACTCCACCTATAGTTGCATCTTCCATTTCTTTTTGTTTAATATCCATAGTAGAAGATTGTTTAGATTTAGTAGATTTGCTAGTTTCATTAGTAGAAGTTGTACCTATTTTATTAACTGTATACCCACTACCTTTTAAAGCTGCAGCAATAGTATCTCTAGCTTCTTTAGTTAAAGCTTCATTACCATTATTATCATCTTGAAGTTGTCGTTGTAAAAAATTAATATTTTCTTCTAAAGTTCCACCTTCATTTTGCATTCTATTTTCTGCTTTTGTTTTAATAAAGTTTGTGTATACTTTTCCTACATCACTTCTTAAATTTTTTGGAATAATGACATCATATCCTTTTAAATTATTATTATTTAAATTAATAATAGAATTGGAAGGAACAACTAAAGCTGTAGATGTTTCTTTAAATAAATTTTTTAAACTTCCACCACTTAATACTTTTCCATCTGCCATCCATGTACCATAATTTTCTACATGAGATTTAGCAAGTTGAAATCTTTTATTTGCATTAAAATCAATTGCAGTTGTATTTTTTCCTGTTTGTGCAAATGTATTATTTAAAGTAATATCATCTAAAGAATTAGTTAATAATTTTTGAATAGTAACATCAGCATTAATAATTGAAGATTTAGCTTTCAAAGTACCATTTTGATCAATATCAAAATAATCTTTTGAATTTTTATTTGGAATTAAAGTTAAAACTGTATCAGAAAATTGTTTGTTATATTCTTTAGAAGAATAGTCTGTTTTTTTTGCTTCTTTCTATTTTCTTTTTATAATCTTCTTTGTAATCGTTAGGAATAAATAAAGGAACATCTGCTGATTTCAATGTACTTATTTCTTTTGTTTCAGTATCTGTGTCTTCTTTTTTTTTTCTGGTTTAATATCTTCTTCAATTTTTTTTAATGTTTCTGTTTCAGAAGTACCTGTAGCTTTTACAGTTTCATTTACTGAATCTATTGTTTGTACATTCTTAGTATCAGTTGATATATTATTTACTAATCTATTTTTTAATTTCATAATAGCATTAATAGTTTTACTATCACCTGCTGCAGCATCAATTGCTGCTTTTGTATCTTTTTCAATTTCATCTAATGCTGCAGTATACTCAGCATCAATAACACTTTTATCTTTAAAGTTTTTAGAAATTTGTGTACCTTCTGTACCACTAGTATTAAAATTTTGTCCTTCAGTTTTTGCAAAATTATAAAATTGAGTTAAATCTCCATCTGCTCCTGTTAAACTTTTTTTAAAAGAATCAAATTTATCTCCATGTTTAGCCATTAATACAGCTTGACCTAATTGTAAATCGTCTGTGTACATAGATTTATTTGCAGCTACAGAATTTAAACCATCAATAACTTTTTTATCTGCATCATACTTTGCAATATCTTTATTATAATCTGCAGTTTTCATTTGCTTAACTATAGCTTGTTTGTTTCTTAATTCTTCACCACGAGTTTTAAGTCTTTGAGCAGTATCTGCTTTATCAGCTTCCCACCATCCTGTAAAAATAGAACCTAGTACATCTGTTTTATCTAGTGCCATTATTCATTCTCCTTATTTAATTTTTTTGGTAATTCAGTTTCTATTCTTGATAATAGACTAGGACTAATAACATCTTTACTTGGTTTTTCTACTCTAGGTTTTTCTGTACTATCCTCTTCTTCATCTTCATCTACATTGATAGGAGTAACATTATCATCTACTATCATTGTATCTGGGTCATCTTCTTCACCTTCATATAATACATAATCTTTTATATCTGCATAATCAGCAATAGCAATTAATAAATATAAAGTTGGTTCAATTAATAATAACATAACATCAGGAGTCCATAAACCTTCAGTATATCCTTTATATAATATAACTTGTGCTAATTCATCTAATGGTATACCTTCATTAATTACTTTAACTAATTCAGGTAAAGAGTCATCATTTGTTAATTCAAGATAAATATTTTCTATACAATCATCAGGGTCAGTAAACCTAGGAGGACTCTCCCATTTCTTTTTCATATCAGGAGATGTTGTTAATGATTCTCCAGGAATAGGAGCATTAAAAGGATTAATACCTTGTTTATCAAATTGATTTTCTTTTATTTTTTCAGCCATTATGTTCTATACTTTCTTACTTTGTTTGCTATACTCTTTGGTTGTTTAACAAATTGTTTTCCTGCTGCTTTACCTTTTCTTTTAGCTGCACTTGTTCTTGCATACTCAGAAGCTGATAAAGCTTTTATTGCAGCACTTGGTAAATATCTTTCTCCTGTTTTACTAGAAGGTTTACCAGACTTTGTTCTCCATTTTTGCTTACTCCAATTCTTTAAGCTTTGTTGAGACTTAGCTAGTGCCATTATGATTTATATCCTCCACCTGCTTTCTTATAAGCTTTAGCTAGAGCTTGTGCTTTTCTTGCACTCCATTGCCCAGCTCCTGTGCCATGAGAAGCTTGTGATTTTATTCTTTGAAATATTTTTTTTCTCATTGTAGGTTTTGTATAATTACCTGCTTTATTTACTTTACTCATGTTTTCCTTTAAATTCCATAGGAACTTCCTTTATAACCCATGTGATTAACTGTTGACTTTAATTTTTGCCATGCTTCATCTCCATAAACTTTTCTAAAATATTCTGTTCCTTCAGAACCTTGAACAACAGCAGAAGATGTTAAAGCTTGTGCATTACTTTCATTAGCTGTAGCAGCAGCACTTGATTATTAAATCATATTTAGGTATTTCAGGCATATCAGTCTTTTTTAATAAAGTATCAGCAGCAGAAGTAATTAATTTTTTACTATTGTTTTTAATTGCACTTGTAAATTTATTTGGTTCTAAAGATTTACCAAAAGTTTTATTACCATTAAAATTACATAACCACCTTCAGTTAATCCATCAACTTGCTGTACCTAACTAATCTGTAATCACCAGTTTTAGATAAATCAGTACTATAACCAATAACATCATCAGTAAAATCCATATACTGTGGTGTTATACCTTTACCTTGAGTAATACTATTAAATATTTCTCCTTTATTTGTGTAAGTACCAGCACTTTTAGCTGTTTCTAATACATCTATTAAAATGTCTTAAACCATCTTTATCTAATATATTAATTTTACTTTCATAAGTACTATTAATAATATCAGTAATTAAATTATCAGATTTTGTACTTCCTGCTTTTGTAAAAAATCCTGCTTTACTTCCTAGTGTTTGTCCTGATAATTGTTCACCACTAATTTGACCTAACTCTAATGCTTTAGCTGCTTGAGAAGAAGTCATAGATGTTGTTTCACCAAAACCATATCCCATGTCTTTAACTTGTACTGTTCCTTCTGTTCCTTTTCTAAACTTAGGAGTTAATTCTTTTGCTTTAGTATATAATTTTTTAGCACCATCAGATATTTTTGTAAATATATTATTTCCATTACCCATACTACTAAAAGTATCTTTTATTGAATTAGTAATAGTTCCCATTTTATTTGCAATACCTGATTTAAATCCAGTCCATCCTGTTTTTATATTACTACCAACTTTACCTACAGCTTGTAAAAAATTTCCAAATGGGCTACCTGCATATGTTGTACTCATTTTAGTAAATGCTCCACCTAATCCTGACATAATACCAGGCATTGCCATAGACATAGCAATCATACCAATAGGTCCTAATTTATTTTGGACTTTAGCGACACCTCTCATAACAGATTTTGCAACTTTAGCAATACCTTTAGCAATACCTTTAGTTACTTTACTAATAGGTTTTCTTACTTTTTTTATTACTCTTGCAACTCTTTTGAATACACTTCCCATTTATTTATCCTTTATCCTTTCCACAATTTATAGGCAAACTCACCTATAGTTTTTAAATTATTTACTTTAGCTGTATCAGAAACTGCTTCATTTCCTAATGCAGCAATAGCTAAATTAGTTTGTCTTTCTGCTGCATTATGTGCTGAATCATATTCCCATTTAGCAGCATCTCTCATTTCTTGCCATAAAAATGATAAACCTTGATTACTTAAATTAAATGAGTTCATAGCATTAGCTTGATTAACAGCATTAACTCCTGCAGTATTTGCAGTATTTAAATTTCTTCTCCATGTAACATTTGATTGTTCAATTGCTAAATTTGAATTTTGTGTATTAAATTGATTTCTATTATAATCAAGTTGTTCATTAAATTGTTCTATCTGACTATTCAATGTAGCTTGTAATCTTTCTGCTTCTAAAGAGTTACCTTGATTCAATGCGTCAATTCTAGTTCCTTCACTAATATTGTATTGTGTCATAGCATCATTTCTTGCAGCATTTTGTGATTGTATTGTTGTTGCTAATGATGTAACAAATTGTTGTGTTTGATTATCACTTGATGCATTAAACTGTTGAGCAGCATTTGCAGCAGCTTGGTCAGATAACATAGCTTGTTGTCTATTCTGTGTATTTAATACTTCTGTTTGTTGAGCATTAGTTAAGTTAGCCATATCCATTTGCAAGAAAGCTTGAGCATTAGCTACAGCTTTTTGTTGTGCATTAGATAAATTAGCCATATCCATTGTAGCTAACTGTACAGCATTTTGCATAGTAGCTTGTTGAGTATTAGATAAATTACTTAATTCAAATGTTCTAAATAAATTAGAGTTTGATATTGCAGTTTGTTGTTGGTTGTTTAAATTTAAAACATCCATACCTGCAATTGTTTGTGCATTTGCTAATGATGTTTGTTGATTAGCATTTAAATTAGCTAAAGACATTTGCTGTGTTAACTGTCCTTGAGTTAATCCAGCTTGTTGTAAGTTTGCTAAGTTTGCTAGTCTTACTTGTTGTTGTTGATTAGCTGAAGCAACAATTGCTTGTTGTTCATTCATTGCATTTAATTTTGTTAACTCTTGTGCAAACTGACCATTCATCATATTTGCTTTCATATCATTTTCAGCATTAACTAATTGTGATTGAAAACTTTGTTGAGCAGTTAGTACAGCAGCTTGTTGTTCGTTAGTTAAATTTTGTGATGCTCTTTGTTGTAACGCAGTAGCATTTGATTGTGCAATAGGTAAAGCATTTTGTATAATAGCATTTACTAATGCATCTCTACCAATAGAAGATTTACTTAAACCTCTAGCAGCTAAATTCTTTTCAACATTTTCAACAGCACCTCTTGCCCATGTAGGAATTTGTCCTGTGTCAATACCATCTAACAAAGTATTAATTTGTGTAGATACTAAAGCATCTGTAGGCAATGAAGCAACTTGTGCTTGTACTGCAGTAGGTTGTTGCATAATAGTTGCTGTAACTTGTGCAGGATTACTTGCAACTGCTGCTTGAATATTTGCAGGTAATGTAGCAGTCTGTCCATTAACAGTAGCAGCAGTACCACTTACAACTTGTGCTAATGCACCAGAAGATAATTGTCCTTGAGCTGCTTGAGCTATAGCTGAAGTAGTTGGAGCTGCTGTAGCACCTGTAGCAGTACCAGATAAAGTTCCAGTAACTGTACCTACTTGAGACCCAGTACTTACTGCTCCAGCTTGTGCAGTACCAGCTTGAGCTGCTCCTGTTTGAGCTGTCATTTGAGCTGCAGTTAAAGATGAAGGAGTTGCTACTTGTTGAGATACTCCAGTTGTAGGAGTAGCAATAGTTGAACCAGTAATAGTTTGTGTACCTACATCTGTAGGTGCAGCCATAGTTGTACCAGCTAATAATTCATCAGACTGTACAGCTTGAGTAGTATATTGTTGAGTAGCAGCACTTGCTAATTCAGGAGATTTAATTTGTTCAGTAACATATTTATCAGCAAATTCTTCTCTTGTTCCTAAACTTTTGTTGTTGAGGTTGAGAAGCAGTAGGAATGTTTTCAAACTTTCTAGCTTCATCACCAACAGCAAACTTCTGTCTCATTTTATTTAATCTCATTCTTTTTACTTTTGTTAACATTGTCTACCTTATTTAATAAAAAAATTGTATGCACTACCTACTAATACTAGCTATAATTAATAGTATCCAGATAGCACCTTTACCTTTGTTAATATCAGCTCTAAGACATTTAGTTTCAGATTTTAATTCTTTAACTTCTCTTACTAAAAAATCTATCTTAACTTCTGTAGCTGATTTCTTTGCCATTATCTTCCTTGTCCTTTGTAAATCTTTACACCAGTTTGTCTTCGTTTATGTTTATTCATAGTACTTGTATTTGGTCTTCTTCCTTGTTGAACTTCCTTTTTGTATTCGTTCATGTTCAACATGAGATTTAAATTTCTTTGCCATAACTATTTATTTAAAAGGCTAGATATTTCTACCTAGCCTTTAAGTTTATAAAACTATTGTATTAGCTTCATCTTCAGTTAATGCTTCTCCTGCAATTAACTTTGCTTTAGCACTAGCTTTTAAATTAGCTTTAGCTGTTGCTTCATCATTATCAGCAGTTTCTAATTCAGTTGCTTTTGTATTTACATTAGACATGTCATGTCAATAGAAACTTCATTTCCATTTACATCTTTAGCTGTAAATACATCAGTCTATTTAGTTTTGTTCAATTACTTACAACTGTTTCAGAATATAAATTCAATTATTGCGTCTTGTTTATAAAATTTCATTAGAATAATCCTCCATCAAGTTCCATATCGCCATCATAAAAGAAATAAGAATGTCAGCGACATTTAACACTGAGTATTAACTGTTTCTAGCATTACTTAAATGCTTGTAATTTGTAAGTTAGATGCGTTTGTACTGCTGGATACCATGTTGTCAATCCATCATACCAGAAGTATAAACCATTTCCTGCTGTATCATAATGTTTTCAACATTAGCCCAATCCACCATTTGCAGTAATTACATCTCCATTGTCAGAACTGTCTCCACTTTTGCTTAAAAGTTGTAGTATGTTCTTCCTGCACTTGAACCTTGGTCTGCAAATTGAGTATAAAGTAATATTCTGTTACTTGTAGAAGTTGGTGTAATCGTAAGTTGATAATTTGCACCTACATCAGTATAATTACTACTAGCAATTAGTTGTATATTGAGTTGTTCCTTGTACTTGACGCAAATTTAATTTGTATTTATTCCTGCTTGATAATATCTGCCCAAGTAGGATTTTGCACCAGTACCTAAAGTTTTCAAGAAATTGTCCACTTGTTCCTGCACCAAGTCTTTGTAGATCCAGAACCATCTCTGATATAAGTATATCGCCTTGTGTTGTTAATGTGCTTGTTCCTACATCTGTTCCATCAGTACCATTAGTACCATTAGTAGCCTTTTTGATGACATTTGTTCAAAGTAAGTCGCATTGGTTGGAAGGTTACCTGTACTTGCTAATATACAAATGTATGACGAACCATTGTATTCCACAACATCGTCAACTGTATAAGCTGTTCCTCCAGCATAAGTTCCCTTCCATTTGAACTTAATACTGCCTAAGTTAATTGTAGCCATTTTATTTCTCCTTATTAAATTGTAGCTATTAGTTCGCCATTTACAATGCTAAAGGTAAATCCTGAAGCACTAAATAAAACATCATCAAATGTGGCATATGTTGCATTTGATATGTCGTCTTGTCCTTGGTTAGTAGTAGTAACAATTAAGTCACCATTACTATCTTTAGAAAAGCCATAAATTTCTGCTGAAGATGCAGCACCTAATTCCCAAGCAGTACCTGCATCATTTACTTTAATTACATTACCTGCTGATACTCCAGATGTACTAAAAGTTGCTGGAGTTACTGTACCATCTGCTGGTGTTGAAATAAAACCTGTACCCATGTGATAAATAAAATCACAAGTATCTGCATCAGTTAATGCACCACTAAAAGTTATTGTAGAACCACTAACAGTAAAGTTACCATATTGAACTAACACCATTAATTGATACAACCATTGTATCTGCACTAGATGGTGTAAATGCTACACTACCTTTAGTTAAATTATAAGGACCAGCACCTGTAGAAGTAGATGGTGTTATAGCATCTAGCTTTTCTACATTACTAAATCTATCTAAGTTTTGTCCTATGTAAGCCATTTATTTTATTTCCTTTATTTTAATCTTTTTTCTAGGCATTAATAGTAATCGCCATAGTATTTTATTTCTTCAATACCCCAATCGTGAGTACCACCACCTGTAACTTGTACTCTTAATACATAATATCTGTAAAAAGTGTTGTTGGTAAAAGTTCCAGTATCCCAACTACTTGACATAATATTAAGATTCGTTTTTAAAGCAGTAAGATTAGTAGTAGTCATACTACCTGCGTCTGACCCACCATTATTACCATTTAAACTTGAAATATTGTTTGTTCCATAAAAAGTTAGTTCAGCACCCCCAGTTCTCCATTCTGTGAAACCAGTAAATCTTGTAATTTTAAAAGATGGGTTGTCGCCATAGTCCATAGCAAACCACATATCAGTATTACCATAAGAATTACCATTATGACTTCCAAACCATGAACTATCTCTAGAATGTGAGTGTCCAGCACCTAATGTTGTTGACCAAAATGTATCTCCAATATTGCTATTTCTGCCTTGATTATGTGTGTAATGACCCCAAGTATCCATTTTATCTCCCACTAAATAACCATGTGCCATTGTTCCTGCTGAACCTCTAACATTTGTAAAACTAACTGCTGTGTTTGGAACTAAAGTAGCACCACTTGAATTGACTAATCCTGAACCATTAGCGTTAGGCATATTTACACCTGAACTTACATGACCACTTAAATTTGTTGCATCCCAAAGTAATGCGTTTGTAGTTATATTAGCAATAGTAATTGTAAAATTTCTGTCAGTAGTTTTACTTCCTGCTGTTGCTCTAACTGTAAAAGCAGTTGTTGTGTTTCCACTAACTGCACCAACAGTTCCAGTAATTGCACCAGAAGATGATAAAGATAATCCTATGCCATTTAAAGTTGATGTCGTTTCTGAAAAAGTAACAGCATCTCCCTCTGGGTCTGTTGCTGATAATTGAATAGTAGATATAGTTGTACTTTCTGCAAAAGTTCCAACACTTCCTGCTGAAGTAGACCAGTTTGGTGCATTATCTACATTAATTACATTTTCTAATACACCTGCCTTTCCATCTGCATTAGTTATTTTAATATCGTAAGGTTCTTTAGAATTTACAAAACTAGATTTAGCTACAACTGCTGTAACTTGTGTCGCTGAATTAAAAGTTGTTGATGTAGCATTAAAAGTTGTGCCATCATTTCCTATAAAACTTATTACTCCACCAGAAACAAAGTTACTTCCAGTTACAACTAAAGTTTGGTTTCCACCTGTTGCAGTATCTATTTCTGTATCATCAACACTTGATATTTACTGGGTCTGGTACTAGAGTTGAAAATGTACCATTTGCATTTCTACCCTCAAAAAATCCTGTAGTAGAATTGTATCTCCATTGACCTGGAGTAGAACCTCGTTGTGCTGTAGTACCACTAGCTACTTTAGTACCTTCATTACCTGTATCACTTATGTTTTCAAAAGATACATCAAGATTTTCTCCTGCTATCTTACCATTTGCAGTATCTAATAATGTTAATGCTGTGTTTCTAATTTTTATTATTGCCATATTATTTTATTACCTTGCTGTACATGGTACATTGTTTGAACCTACTAAAGTTTGACCTATTGCCATGTAGAGATAGTCTGCACCTGAATTATTTATTCTTCCATCATTAGTTCTTATTTTAAAACCATTAGATAAAAAATCTATAGAATTATTTGTAGTTGAGTTATCAGCAATATCAGTACTTGGCAACAATGCTATAATAGATGGATTATAAGTTGACCTTTTTACATCTTGTAAATTCCAATGTTCTCCACTTGCTGTACCACCATGTGCGTGTTTAATTAATAACCAAGTTGGTTTAAATCCTGTATAAGTAAATGTTCCCCTCTGCATCTCCATTACCCTTATAGAATCCATATTTACTATAACCAGTTTTATTAGCAAATACATAAGCTATATATGTTCCACCTTGGTAATTTACTTTATCAGAATTACCAACTACAAAATGTGTAGCATCATCATTTTGAGCTTCACCAACATAGTCACTTCCAATTCTAGTATCTGAAGTATTTAATTTAAGGTAGTAATCACTTTGAAGTGGAGAAGTACCACCTCTTACAACCCAGTCTTCTGCACTATCTGTTCTTTTAATTATAACTCGGTCTGGTTTTACACCTAATCCATGTGCAACTTTAGTTTGATTACCATTACCAATATCTCCATTTAGAAGCAGATACAGATGTGTTGCTATCTCCTGCTTTCCAGTTCCATGATGCAAAATTAATACTATTAGTATTTACATCTCCTTGAGTACCAACTGTAAAACCATCTGAATCAAAACTTTTTAAAGTTTCTGATAGTGTGTTTTCTGCACTTGTACCTGTATAAAGTTTAGTATTAAAATAATCTGATAGATTTATTAATTGTTGTATAAGCCATTATAAGTTTAATCCTTTTGTTGATAAAGCTGTGTAGCCTGTTGGTACATCATATTCAAATATTCCATTTCCACTTGCGTTAGTTCCTGCACTAGATACTGCTGTTGTTCCGAAGTAACCATTACCGAAAATTAACATTAGCTTGATTGTAATAACCAGATGGGTAACCACCTTGCATATATCCTCGAAACCCAATTAAATAATCAACACTTGTAGCAATTCCTGTTATATCTGGATTATTAGTATCTAAAGTAGATGATGGATTATTATTGTTATACCAAGTACCATTATATCCAATCCACATTTTTCCATTATCTAAATCTACTGCCATCATAGCAATAGAACCTGATGAAAAACTACTATTTATCGTAGTACTAGAACCCTCAACTTCTTTTTTTAATTGAGTGTTAGTACTATTTAGTTGAATTTGGAAACCATAAGTACCTGAACTACTGTGAGAAGCACCATACTCATCAGAAGGTACTATATTCATTGAAGTAGATTGACCTGTGTTAACTTCTGTTGCTTTTATTTCAATATAATATTTACCAGAAGATGCACCTAATGTACTTCTAGTAAAACTATTTCCATCTATATTAGGATGAAAACTAGTATTACCATTACTATAAGTTATAGCACCTGCTGATACTGTGTCTTTCCATAAAGGATTTAATGTAGCAAAAACATTGCTTGGACAATCTTCTGTTTTTGTAAGTGTACCACCACCAACTGTAAAGTTATTAGAATTACCAGATTGGTCTGTTACTGAATTACCATCTTTTAAAATAAAATATCCAGAAGAACCATAAGTTACACTTGGAGAAGTATTTATCTTCCATTCTCCAGTTGTGCTGTCTGTTGAACCAAAACTAGATGGTGTTAATTGTGAACCATCTACAAAATGTAAATGAGACATTGAACCATCAAAACTATAATTAGCACTACCTGCGTAGACCACCATAAGTTCCAATATAATGTGTTGTTCCAATAGATAAATTTGTATTTTGATTACACTCTGTTTCTGTAGCAAAAGAAGTTTCTTCTTCTCCATTAACATAAATTCTAATTCTATTTCCACCTGCTTGAGTTGTATCAACAGCACAAACAATATGATACCAAGCATTTAAATCTCTAAATAATCTATTTGTTTGATAAGCAATAACATTATGAACCACTTAATTCAGAATAAAAATATAGTTTTTCGGTATTAGTAAAAAATAAATGAGTTCTATTATTACCTATTGTAATTTCCTACCATGTGTTGTTCTACACCTAGCTTTGACCTTTTTACCCAAAGCGACCAAGTAAATCTTTGTTGATTGGTTAAATATGTACTAGCCATTAGTTAAATTGTCCTCCACCTGTTGCACCGAAGCTAGATTGTAAAGTAAATACTCTATCTGCTGTTTGTCCTTCAGCATCTGTTGCTCGTAGTGTAAATGTATATAATGTAGCAGTAGTTGAACTACCACCGAAATCTGTTGTTGTTATTGCACCTGTAGAACTATTTAATGCACAGTTTGCTTGACCTGAACCTGAACCTATAAGAACTGCAGGAGATGAAACTTCTGAATAAGTAATTGCTGAATCTGATGTTGCTGCTACTGTTGCAACTGTTCCTGAAAAATCTCCAGCAGCACTTCCTAATGAACCTGCTGAAGTTGTCCATGTAGGAGCTGTACTTGCAGTAATAATTGCATTAGCACTTCTACCTGCATTACCATCATTGTTTTCTACTCTAACATAATAAGCACCAGTAGCTAATGTAGCTGTTACTGATAAAGCTGTTGCACTTGTAAATGATACAGCACCAGCTCTTGTTATAGCTCCTGTATCTGATTTAATAAATTCTACTATTGGTATTGATACAAAACCTGTACCTGTAATATTAAATGTTTGTGATGTAGCTGGAGAAATTGTTTGTGATACATCTGCAACTGTAGGTTTAGCTTCTACTGCATCAACCCATGTTAATTGATTGTTTGTACTTCCATTGGTAGCAAGTACTTGTCCATTACTTCCAACACTTGTTGGTAAAACTAAATTATAACTTTGTCCTGCAGAATGTGCAGGTCCAGCTATTGAAACTCCATGTGAATTTTGTGAACAGTTAAGAACTAATTTTCCATCAGCACTTGAACCATCTCCTTTAATAGTTAGTCCAGGTGTAAATTCTGTTTTAGCATTTGTTATTGCATCTGCATTTACTTTAACTTCAGTAACAGCATTAGTAGCTAGTTTGTCTGCTGTGACAATACCATTATCTAAATCTGAAGCTGTAATAGCTGCGTTTGCAGGAGTTCTTCCAACATATGCCATAGTATATTATTTCCTTATTATGCTGAGATAGTATCTACAACACTTGTAATTATATCAACAGATGAAGCTGCAGAAGCTACTGCTTCAACTGAATCTCCAGTCTGTAATACAACCTTAGAACCACCATCAATTAATTCTAAAGAACCACCTGTAGGGATAGGTGCATCTTTAATAATGTGATAAGTGTCACTACCATTCTTAACATATACAGTTACATTCACAGAAGTACCAGAAGTGTTTGCACATCTAATACCTATGATAGCATCATCTGAATCTGCTGCTGTTCTTAAAACAGTAGGAGAACCTGCATTGTTTGAAATGTCTTGTTGTAAATATCTTTCGAAATCTTGTGCCATAGAATTATCCTAATTATACCTTTTTTTTACCTGATTGTCAACAACTAGAGAGCAATAGCCATAGCTACTGCAAAACCATTACTAGCTTTATTACTAATATTAGTGTTAGCTGTATTTATTTGAGTTTGAATAGATGAAGTTACACCATCTAAGAAACCAAATTCTGTATTGTCTACTGAACCATCATGTATTAGATTAGCATTTAATCTATTAGATGAATCAATAGTTGCTTGTTTAGCATCTATTTGTGTTTGAGCATTAGATGATAAACTATTAATAAATTGAAACTCTGTACTTGTAACACTACCATCTGCTATCTTTGTAGCATCAATAGCTGCAGCAGATTTAATATTAGCATCTTCAATATTTGTAATTGAGTTACCAGTACCATCTGCATCTATAGTTTTATTTGTAAATGTAGTTGTACTTGAACCTGTAACATCTGCATTTAAAGTTACTGCACCAGATGTACCACCACCTGATAAACCTGTACCAGCTACAACTTCAGTAATATCTCCAGTTGGAACTGTAGCAACTTGTGCATCAACATAAGCTTTAATAGATTGTTGAGAAGCAACTGATGTAGCAGAATCAGATGACATATTATCTTCATCTTTAAATGCTGTACCACTAATAGAAGTATTTAATACTGGACTTGTTAAAATTTTATTTGTTAAAGTTTGTGCTGTTGATACATCAACTGTAGTTGCAGTATCTATATTTAAAGTTGCAGCTCCACTTGCAGCTCCTCCAGATAAACCTGTTCCAGCAATAACTTCAGTAATATCACCAACAGGTATTGTTGCAACTTGAGTATCTACATAAGATTTAATAGCTTTTGCTGAAGCAAGTGTAGTATCACCTGTAGCAACTGAAGTTAAATCTGTATCTAGTACTCCTGATTTTAAATTATCTACTTCAACATTTGATAATGTATTATTATCTACATCAATAGTTTTACCAGTTAAAACTTGTGAGCCAGTTAAAGTTACAACTGTAGAATCAATTGCTATATCATTTGCATTAGCATCGATACCTGTACCACCTATAACATTTAATGTTACATCACCTGATACTCCACCACCAGTCATACCAGTACCAGCAACTACTGAAGTAATATCTCCTACAGGAATTGTTGCTACCTGAGCATCAACATATGTTTTAATTGATTTAGCACTAGCTAAGGTATCATCACTTGCTGATACTGAAGTTAAATCTGTATCTACATCTGTAATATTTGTAGCACTACCAATAGTTAATCCATCTAAAGTAACTGTACCATCAAAGAAAGCATCTTTAAATTGTAAAGAACTAGAACCTAAGTCAATATCATTAGTTGTTATAGGTACAATTGCACCATCTAATAATTTAAATTGTTCTGTAGATGTACCTGATACATCAATATGAAAACCTATTTCATCATTAGTTGTATCTATTTGAATTTTATTTAAAGGAGTAGTAAGACCTGCATCTCCAATGAGTGCAATGACTGGACCTTCTGCTGCAGTACCATCATGTTTGTGTCCTGATGATGCATTAAATGCTGCTAGTAATTGATTGTATTCATTATTAAATAAAGCTGCTGTAATAGTATCACCATTATTTAATGAACTCTGTCTAGTATATCCTGCCATAATTTATCTTCTTCCTCCTGCTATGAATGAAACAAACATTCCATTTACTGAATATGGTGCATTAGTATCATTACTAAAAAATTTAAAGTTATTAGAAAATCCACTTCCATTTACTAATACACTTTTACTTGGTAATGTTGTTGTACCAAAAACTGCTGTACCAAATACTGCAGTACCAAATAATGAAGCTGAACTTAAATTACCTACAGCAAAATTTCCTGGCTGAGGTACTTCACTACTTTCAAAATCATATCTAATTCTTAAATTTAAATCGTTTTGAGTTCCTTCAGGTTCAATATTAGTTTTTACTTTGTATAAACTTTTTCTTAAACCATTATCACCATAGTCCATATCTGGTGTTTGAAATTCTGCTTCAACATTTGAACCATCAAAACTGTTGCCAGTATCATGTTGATAAACATAACCTGTTTCATCTGTATGAAATAAAGTTTCTGTACCATTGTTATTAACATCTGAGGTACAAAATTTTACAGGAAGTCCTTTAGTTTCACTCCATTCAAATGAAGGAATCCCTTCTGCATTATATTTAAATGTTCCTATAATTCCTTTTTGTCCAGAAGCTGCTTGACCAGATTGATAATAAAATAATCTGTATTGACTTCTTTCTCTAATTACCATACTAGAAAGAGTGTAATTAGCAAAGTTATTAATTATATCATTTACTAAAGGTAAAATTTTTCTAGATATAGAACTTAATTCGACATCATCAATTCTAGCTGTACCAGCAACTGTTCTTAATCCATCAGGTGCTAAGAAGATTAAATCTCCACCTATCTCTTGAATTGAGTTACCACTTATACAACCAATATTTTTAGTTACTGATTTGATTATAGGTGTAGAATCAAGGTTTGTCAACTCATATATACTATTTTTACAAAATATAATTAAGCTGTTTCTAAATACTTTAATACCTGTTACTATATCTCCTACATCTACAAATCCTGCAGATGCTCCTTCAAAATCATAAGGCTTTAATCTAGTACTATAATATACTAAACTAGGATTAGATGCTTGTCCTGATACTACTATTCTTTCAGCATATCTTTCAATTAATGAACAACCTACTGGAGAAGACCTATGTAATTCTTCAAAGTGATATTTATTATTATTATCAATAAAAAATTCACCAATACGATTATTTCCATCTACAAAATATAATGTACCATTTTGTCCATAAGATTCAAAGTTTGTAAATTGTAGATTAGTTTGATTAGTTCTAGGTATTGTAGTTGCTGAAGCTAAAGCACTTGATATAATACCACCTTTATAAAAAGTTAAACCATTTTGTGTACTGCCAGTATTAGCATTAGTATCTAATGTTAAAACAGTATTGCTTGTAATAGATAATACTTTATAAAAGTTACCATCAATTTTTATATCATCACCTACAATAAATTCAGAAGTAAATACTGTATTAGTTCCTGTTACTGTTGGTGAACCTGAACTAATTGAAACTGTTCCAGTAGCTGTTGTAAAAGTATCTTTATTTATTTTAACATATGAAGTACCTGTAGTACTAAAATATAAATCATCGGCTTGAGCTACTATAACTCCATCAGCATATCCTGATATACCATGAATAATATCTGTTGATACACCAGAAGGAATTACTGCACTTGTAGTACCTAGTTTTTGATAACCACTTATTCTTCTATAACCACCTGTTGTAGATGATTCAAAATTTTGTAATTTAGTTGCAGCTCCAGGTGTTCTAAATAAAGCATGAGAACTTGAAATTAAATCCAAGCCACCTTGTACTGTAATAGAAGCTCCTTGAGTTGGCATAGTTTATTCCTTAATATAAATATGTAAATCTTACATCTGACATATACTCTGGTTGAGGAGAGTTTAATTGGTCAGCCATATTTTGTAATCCTTTTTTATATTCATCTAAAGCTAATTGCGATTGTGCAATATTATCTTTAAATTGATAAATATAATATCTAGCTCTTGCTAGTAAAACTGGTTTGTACTGTTCAGGAAATAATACTTTGTCTGTATCATTTGTTAATTCAGCAGGTCTATTATAAGCAAAGAAATAAATTCTATATACACCATCAGGTATTGGAGATAATCCAAATCTTCTTCCATCTGAACTTCTTAATACTCTTACTGGTGTTGCATAAGTTTGTGTGTTAGCTTTACTTGCTTCTTCATTTGCAGCATAGTTTTGTCTCCATGCTGATAAAGTTGTAAATGATAATTTATTAATTGTATGTGGAGCAGACTTACCTGTAACACCTTCTGTTGTTAAAGTAAAATCATCCCAGTTAACTGAATCATAATCTGTATCAACATCAGTTGAACCAGCTTTCATTAGATACCATCTTTGTCCAGCTACAGTTTCAACAAATGTATTACCATAATAATCATTTTGAGGTGCTGCAGTTTTTAGCCAAGACCATTCATCTACTGCATCTACTATATCAAAGTAAGCTCTGTTAACACAATTAGATACAAACTTTTGTATACCTAATGCTCCTGATACTGTTGTTACTTCTGGTTCATTAATTTCAACCAGTAGTTCGTTTGTCATTGATAGATAAGTTTTAGCCATTTAACAGTTCCATGCTCTTAGTGATTTATTAATTCTTGAATTAGGGTCTCTTGCAGTTTTCTTAGAGGTAAGTTTTTTCTTCATACCTTTCATCCTTGCACAAAAACTTTTTCTTCTTTTATTGCCGACTACCTTACTTGGTGCTTTTAGATTTCTTTTCTTACCAGTCTTAGTTCGACCTTTATTATAAGAAGCTCTACCTTTAGCATTAAGTCCTCCAGATTTAGACTTACCCTCTTTACGAGTCCAAGCAGGTGAAGACATTATACCCATTATTATTTTTTCTTAGTTTTATCTTTTTTAAGTACTATAGTCATTACTCCACCATGACCTTTTTTATTTCGGTGAACTTTTCCACCATGTTTGTATTTGCCTTTGTTTGTTATTTTTCCACCAGGCATTGCTTTTTTCATTGGCATATTGTTGTCTCCTATATTAATATCCATAAGATTACAAGACCTGCTATAATACCTAATGAAAGTTTTCTATGAAACATCCAAAAGTGTTTAGCATCATCTAGTAAACATTTTAATTGTATTTTAATTTTGTCTATCATAATTATTCTCCTAATAAGAGGATGGGGATATTACTACCCCCACCCAATAGTGTATTAAAAATTAATCTATTGTGTAGATAATTTTACCAGCTACTTCTGGTCTTAATACTTTTCTTCCCCATACCATTAAACCTCTAACGATATCTGAGAAAGTACCTGTGTCTCTAACAGTTTCCACTTTGTTCATGCTTGACGCAGCAGCAGTTGAACTCATGTGACCGAATAGAGCTACAGGTGCAGTTGCTGAACCAGCAGGTGAAGCACCAGATAAGTCATTAGTTGGTAGGTTGTTTGATTTGTACATTTGGAAACCTCTAAGTAATCCAGATGCTACTAAACCATTTCTGATTGAACCTTGACCAGCATTAAAGTCTACTGATAAAAGTTTAGAAGAAGAGTTAGAAAGTGCGTTGTACCATTCAGGTGCAGCGACAAACCATCTTCCATCTTCAGGTGCGTTAGCTTCATCTAATTCTTTAGCAGCTAATGCCATTTGGTTTAGAGGGTCAACTTCACCACTTCCAAATCCAATATCAATTGGAGTTGAAGTAGTTCCCATGCCTGTAGTTACAGTTGCACCAGCATTAATAGCTGCTAAGATATTACTATCCATTGCATCTCTTAACGCATAAGCAGCATTGTCTGAAGCTATAGCTTGGAAGTTGATATGAGAGAATCTCTTCTCTAGGTCATCAATCTTAAATGAAAAAGATTTAGCTTGGTCTACAGTTAGAACAAGTTCTTGGTCAGTTAAGTCAGTTGATGTTACAGCCAGACCTCTTGTGTAGTCTGCTACTGCGATTTGAGGCTCTTTGATAATGTTAACAGTATCACCGAAAGATGAGATTTCTCCCATGTAGTCTGTGTTACAGATTGCTTCTGCTACTGCAGCTTTTCTTAGAGCTATTTGTACTTTCTTTGAATAGATTTCAGGAATGAAAAAACCATTAGTTTGACCTGAAACACCTAATCCAAAGTTATATGTTGAACCACCAGCGAATTTAGCCATTGTAGTTACTCCTTTGTTTAGTTGTTGATAAAAATGAAAATAGAATTAATCTATAATTCTACCTTCTCTTTGAGCTTTTAAAATATCTTTTTCATATTTCATAAACTCTGCATCTGATAATCTTTGAATATCAGACCTTTTGAAGAAAGGTTCTTTAGAATCAGGTACTTGAGTTTGTTCGTTAGTTTTAACCAACAAGTCTGCACCTTCATTCTTAGGTTGTTTCTTCGTAGTTTTTTTATCAAGTCCAAGACCTCGGTCCTTCTTATACAAGTCAATTGCTCGTGCAGCTAATGCTCCATTAGAGTTGTTTTCATATATCCAGTTTTTAATTTCCATTGGCTGAGTATCTGCCCAGTTATGAAAATCATCAGACTCTTTTATTTCTTCAAAGTCAGGATGATATTTTGAAAGTTCAAGTGCAGCTTCCTTTTGTTGCAAAGTAGTATTTGCTTTCTTTAAACTTTCTAACTCGTCTTGTAACGACTTAACTTCATTTTGCGATTGTAAGTGAGATACAGTTTCCACAACTCCATAAATGTCAGGATAATCGTTTTTAAAAGCTTCAAGCTCTTCTTTCGATTTTGGTGGTTGGTAAACAGGTCTGTTCTCTTTAAGTTGAACTTTAAGGTCACTTTCCTTGCTGTTCCATTCACCTAACTTCCTATCATAATATCGTTTTAGGTCGTCATATCTTTTCTTATAATCAACTTTTGTATAAGGGTTAGATTCTACATTTAATGCAGACTCTTGAACCTTATCCATTGTTGCATCAGTATTCTCAGTATTATCATCTGGGTTGCCTTCGGCAGTAGCATTTGATAAACCTTGATTACTTTCAGGGTTTGGCACAAACAAACCTTCATCAGCAGAAGTTCTATCTTGTGGCATTGAATCTTCTGTATGCCAAGATTTTTTTCTGTTGTAAGGGTTTGCTTCGGCTTCTTGTCTTCCTTCTTCGTTTTTGTTACTCATCGTATCCTCCTTTAGGGCTTCTTAACTGAAGGTAGCTAAGGCAGGTGTTTTTGTTTAAAACGAAACTACAAGGGCTTATAATAAAATTATTATAAGGTAGCTTGTCTATTCATAGAGTTACCTTTCTCTATAAATTCTTTTATACTATCTCTTGCTCTTCTGCTTGAGATTGAATACCAGCATCATAATCTGCTTCTGCTTGTTTCATCATCTTTCTTAATTTGTCTACACCAATATTCTTAACTGCCTTGGCTGTAAATACAAATTCACCATCTGATAAAAGTGCTGGGATAGAGTCTGAAGTTCCTGTTCCTGGTCCTTCTACTTCTCCATCTTCTGTAAATTCTGTTGCAACTAATTTAGGAATGATAGCTTCTAGTTCTGGATGCATCTCAACTGCTTCATCTAATAGTTGTTCTTCTTCATCTGATAAAGCTGAAGTATCAATAATAGCATCCATACCTTCTAAGTCTTCATCAGTAATATCTTCTTCATCATCCATAGGCATTTCATATCCATACCCATTGGTTCTAATAAAGATTCTTCTTCTACTTTTAATTCTTCCATAGGTGGCATATCTTCATCAGGCATTTCATCTTCAACAACATCACCTTCAGCATATGCTTGATACTCTGGTCTTTGTCTAGTATACTTTTCTGTTACTGCTCCACCGATTGCCATTTCTACTTTTCTATCTTTAGCTTTATAAGCTTCTAATGCTTGTTCTTGTTTGGCAGTTAATTTAACACCAATCTTTTTTTGCTTCAAGTTGTTTAACATTTTTCTAATTTCCATTCAATTCTTTTCTTGAATAATATCACCTACTACCAAATTTCATTCTTTGCATTATTCCACCTTTAGCTTTTTTAATCACACCTTTACCTATCAAAATATCTTCCTGTGTTATTTCACCATCACCACTTAAATCTGGGAAAGCTTCTCCACCTTTATTAAATCTTGTTCTTGATTTGTCTAATGCTCTAGAAGGTAAACCTTTTCTAGCAGACATAGGAGTATTAACATCATAAGGTGTAATACCATCAGATGTTTTATCTTGTTTAGCGATATAAGGTGGCATTGACATTAATCCACCTGTAGCCATTTTAATTGCTTTTACTTTTTTCATTTTACTCCTTGCTTAATTATAGCAATATAAATTATATTAGTCAACACTAATATTATTTTACTATGTCTCTTACATTATTGGGCAGGTTCTTCAGTCTGTCCAGTAAATTCCATCTCCCCTGGCATTGGTGTATTACCAGGTCCGATTGGGCTTTCGCCATTTCCAGGGTTGTTTGCTCCTGGAGTTTGTGGAGGTACTCCTCCATCACCACCCATTGCTCCGAGTTCACCAGGGATAGGAGCTTCTGGGCTAGTTCCTTTGTTAGCATTTTGTTGTCCTATTATTTTTGCGTAGATTTCTGCTTCATCTTTAGTATTTAAAATTTCTGCTGGGTCTAAATCTAAAGAGTGAGCTAATTCTTTTATTACTTCTGACATTCTTACAAATGGAGCAATAGCAGGATTCTGTACAGTTTGTAAGAACATAGTTAGTCTTTGACTTCTAACTTCTTTCTTCATCAAACTAGAAGAACCTGTTGCTTTAATTTCTAAGTCACCATGTATTGGTAAGTCACCTTCATAGAATTGCATATTCCATTGGAACAATGCTTCACCTAAAGGTTTAATTAATTGGTCATCAATATTTTTAATTACTGTTTTAATATTTAATGATGCTGCACCCATAAGCATTGACATACCAGATGCTGTTCTTGTCATAGATTGAACACCTGTTTGTCCATGTGAGTAAGATGGTAATCCTGTAGATTCATCTGCAAGTTGTCTAAACTTATCAAACATCTGCATATTTTCTACAGCAGTATTTGGAAACTTTAATCCATAGATTGATTGACCAGGAGAACCAGCTTGTCTTTTAAAAATCTTACCAGGAAATACTTCCATAGTTTGATTAGATGCTAGTGCTGATTCATCAACATCAAATATTAAATTACCAGCTAATGCTAAGTTATCAATTGCCATTCTTGCATGACCATTCATAATCTGTTGTGCATCATCCATGTTTTCTGGAACACCAATACCAAAAAATGTATATGGATTTTTTTCATATACAAAAGATTGATAAGGAGTTCTAAAAGGTTTAAATGGATTTTGAACAATTCGAATTACTTTATCTCTAATCATCCAAACATTAACTTGAACTTCTTCCATGTCATCAATAGACTCATCAAGTTCTAGACCTTCTTCTCTAGCACTCATAGCATCTATTGTTCCCCAGTATTCTAATACTTCAAATCTATTTGATTCAATATCAGGGTACTGACTTTTTTCTAAATCTATATCTGTTTCCCAAGATTTCTTATTATACTTAGCACCCATTCTTACACAATCCATGATTGCTTGTTTGTTAAAGAAAGGTCTGTTAGCTAAATCTAAAACTTGGTTTCTATTTAATCTATGTCTTTGAATTACAAATTCTGCTTCTTCCATGTTTCTAGCATTAGGGTCTGGATAAAAATCCCATATGCTAACAAATTCCATTTTAGGAACTTTAACAGTTTCAGGTGCATACTCTCTACCATTACCAGTATCAGTATACTTATGTAAAGTTTTATTATAAGTAAAAGGTCCTTTGATAATTCCTGTTCCAAGTAGACAAGCTTCAAAGATTGCACTTCTTAATTCTACACTTCCATTTGATTCTTCTATTTGGTCTAAGATTAATTTCTCTAATCTTCTAGCTGCAATCTGTGCAGGTTTAATCTGAGGCATCTCAGGACTTGGAGCTGGTCCAGAAGTTAAGTCTGCTTCTTCATATTCTTTTTCTAAAGAACCTAAGTTAGCATCATTGTTTAATGAACCGAAAGTTGCACCAGGAGCTAAATCATTTCCATCACCAGGAAAACCTAACCCACCATTTGATTGTTGCATGATAGGTTCACCAGGAGTATAATCCATATTACCTTCAATACCTGGAGTAGGTTCTTCATTTTGATTCATACCCATTTGTTCTTTTAATGGATTTAAATGAGCATACTCATCAATACCTTCAGGTACTCTAGTTTCTTGAATAGTTAATGGAAATTTATTTGCACCAAACAATACATCAATCAATTGACCATATGCTGCTAGTACTTTTGTTTTAGTTACTTTAACAAAGACTCTAGATTTCTCATGGTCTCTGAAAGCTACATTTTTAAAATATCTTCCTCTGTAATTATGGAAAGCTTGTAGCCATCTATCTTCATCATCTTCTCTAGTAGTTTCACATTGTTGAAACCTAGAATTAATTTGAGCAACAAGATTAGAAATTACTTCTTCTTCTTTTGCTTCATCCATAGATGGATTTGAATCTTCTCTAATCTGGTCGTAAGTAGCCATATATAATTCCTTAAATTATTTGTGCAGTAATATAATAATACAGTTATTATTACCTCTTGTCAACTATTTTCTTGATTTCCACGATAACACTATTAGGGATAATCGTGCTGTTTCCAATCTCTTCAATCTTACCTGACTCCTCATCAGCCAAAGAATAATCTCCAAATATTCTAGTCACTCCTTTGGTTTGAGTTAATAAGTGACCTTTAGTAACACAAATAGGCAGCTTTGCTTTCTTGCAACCTTCAATAGATTGCCATGAGCTGTCGGAGCAAATGTCAAGCCAGTACACAGAAACTAGAGGATACTTGTCTATTTCTCTAGTAGCTCTAGTATTTAATTTAATCTTCTTCTTAACCATTACCTTTTTTCTCCTCCTGCTGTTGTTTCATTTTACTAAATCCTTTTTTACCTTTACCATAAGGTTTAAAATCTCCTTTACCATTTACCTTATCATCCTTAGCCCAGTCAGTAAATTGGTCTTTGATTCCACCAGCATCTGAGTATCTGTATATATTCATTTTAAATACTTGATGTATATCTTCTTGTTTTAAATATTCTTGAAGCTCTTCATAGCTCATTACTTCATCATACTCTTCATTTGTTTTAGTATTTTTAAAAGTATATAATGGCATTAGAAATACTTCCTTAATACTTCTAGTTGGTCATCATACTTAGCTATCATCTGTAATTCTTTTTCAATTGTTTCTAATATATCAGAATGTTCTCCAATACCTATAGAGTTATTTAAGTATATCTCTACATTAGCTGAATGTTTTTTTATGTGTCCTTCTGCGTGTGCTATTAAACTTTCTTTTATTTTATCTCTCATATTAATATCCAAATGTTGGGTCTGATGGTGTCCATCGTTTTTTGTTTGACATTTCTTCCCATACTGAAGTTGCTCTAGGTCTAGACATAACTAAATATCTTAGAGCATCGTAAGCATGGTCAGATGCTTTTGTATCTACATCCTCTGGTCTACTAGGGTCAATAGGTATAGATTGTATTTCTCTTATTAAGTTGGGGCAAGATTTAAATATCTGGAGCTTGGGTCGACCTTTGTCGTTTAATTTTAATCTCTCATGTATTTGTATCTTGCCTTGTATTCTGTTCTTATCAGCTCTTCTAAGCTTGTGTCCTGCTCTGGATAGTACTTCTCCTACAGTTGGACCAGTAGCACCAGTCCTTGCCCACGCAGCTCCATCTAACACACCACTTACAGATAGTCTATCCTCTTTCTCAAACTCAAAGATTCTAGTAGCTAAGTCTTCGCCTGTTAAACCTTTCTGATATAATTCTCTATAAACAATTAATGTTTCATCGCTTGGGTCTACTGCTGCCCACACTACTGCTGATTCTGCTGCATAACCATAGTCAATTCCTTTTACTCTTACCCAATGTTTAGGTAAATCAAAAGGTTCTATGACATGACTATCATAATCAAATTCTGTAAAGGCAGCTCCTTCGGAAACATCCCAGTTACCTTCTAGTAATTGTTTTCTTTGTACAGCAGGTAATGATTGTAACATCTGCTCGTACTTACCATCTTCAGATAGATATGGGTTATCTTCTAATCTAGCTGGTATAAATTTTCTTGTTATCTTATCTTGACCTGTAAAACTTTCATTTGGTGGAGCTGGGTCTAGATACCTTTTCTTAACCCAGTTTCCTCCAACTCCTCCAGGGTTTGCAGTACACCGAATGTAGCATTGTATATCATTGTTTGTTGTTCTCAATCGTGATTGCAAGTATTGGAGTGGGAACTCTGTTGGATACTGTGTTAACTCATCTATACCTATCCAGGTATATGATTGTCCTTGGTATCTATAAACATCAGCATCTCTATCAAGGTAACCAAACTCCAATGAAGCTCCTGAAGGGAATCTCCATATCTTTTCAACTTCTCTAAACTTTGCACCCTTAAAAGCTTTAGGGTACAACTCTCTAGATTTATCTATTAGTTCTCTTAATTCAGGCATTGACTTTCTTAACAGTAATGCTCTATGTTCTTTAATGTGCATAAATCGTAATGGGTCTACTAACATAGCATACGATTTACCACCTCCAGCAGAACCACCATATAATACATCTTGTTCTGGGGCTGCTAGAAAATCTGTTTGAGGTCCTGTGTTAGGTTTAAATACTACTCTTTCTTTTTCTTCTTCAATGAGTTTTTTAACAGGACTAGGTAAGGTATCAAGTTTGTCTTCTTCGATGACCAAACCTTTTTTACTTTCTTTATTCGTTTCGGCATTTTGTACGACCTTTAATGTTTCTTTCTTATCTCGGAGTCTTCTTGTTTTATTCTCCAAGTTCTTTTTTAATCTAGCTATTTCTTTCTCCTTAGCTTTGACAGCTTTCCTTGAAGCCATCTTAGCTTTGTGAGCATAGCTATAGTTATATTGTCTTTTTGGTTTCTCGTCAGTCATTCTTACTTAACAACCCTTTTGATTCTATAGTAGGTTCTGGTTTATCTTTGTCTATGATTTTCTTTAAACCCATAGCTGATAATTTTCTTCCTGTTTGATGTTCTAATATTTCAACTGCTCCTCTTAAACTAAAAGCACCTGACTTAACACCATCCTTCATTTCTTTTAATGCTGATACTTCTTTATCAACAATCTCTAATGTTTTATTATCTTCACCTAATCTATAACCAAAAGGAATAGTCGAACTATTTCTCTTCATCATCTATATCAATATCCTCTGCATTAGCATCTATTAATTTCTCTTTAGCAGGTATAATGAATATGCCTGATGCTGCTGTATGCGTTACATCAAGCTTATCTCGTTTTGCAATACCCACTCTATCCAACAATGTCTGTGCTGCTTGTAGTTTAGCATTGACTTGTGGTATAGGGTCATCACTCTCTAATATCTCCACTAACTTCTGACTGGCTATTGGTGCTGACTTTGCTAGAATCTTTGTGGCAACATCTACTATTTCATCCTTTAGGGAATCTATAACATTAGACTTTGAACTGTCAGCATACCCTGCTTCTTTTAGAGCTAGGTTTATATTACCTTTAGCTACACCACCGAGGGCTGCTAGAAAGTGTTGTTGTTGGTCTGTTAGTTTTCTTTGTTTGTTTTCTGAGTTAGTTGGTAGAAAGTTATTGTTCATGTATTCATTATAACAAGTTTACATCTAGTTGACAACATTTATTTTGATTTAGAGTTGACAAATGCAGAAGCACCTGTATAATATATATATCAACTCTCCAGGGGGTGAAGCATATAAGTCTATCTGGGGCAGTCCAGCAATATAGCAAGTCTTATGCGAATCTTTACAGCAGGGCGAGGCTATCTAGTTTACATCTAAAGCTCTGTATTTTGTATGAGCATTATATATATACCCCCACCACCCCCCCATGGCACATATGTACCTACCTTATAATGATTCTAATTCGCAACTAAATATATATATAGAGATTATATATAATTATTATACTTAAATAGCTTTAAATATCTTCCTAGTTTACAGAGATAACAAGATTATCAAGCTTTATAAAT